TTTTTACACAAATTTTTAAAATCAGATCCAGACGATGTTCATGATCATCCTTGGAACTATGCTAGCCTTATTTTGAAAGGTGGCTATTGGGAATGGCTTCCTGTGTTTAATGAAAAAGGTGAAAAACTTACAGAATATAAAGTTTGGCGAGGAGCCGGAACTTTTAGATTCGGTAAGATGCACACTTACCATCGTGTTGAACTAGACCCTGCTATTACTGCATGGACACTATTTTTTGTAGGTCCACGTAAACGTGAATGGGGATTTTTAGTTAATAATAAATGGATACATTACGAACAGTATCTAGCAGAAAGGAAACACAATGCCGGCTAAGCAAATTATTGATGTACCTAGCACTTGGGTATCAAGCGACATGACATTGTTTAATGTTACCAGTGTAGTTGACAAAGAAGATGGAACTTGGGTATACTATAACAATCCTGCAACAGGACAAGAATACAACTGTCTGATTGATGCATTTTTATCAAGATTTCATCTAGGAACTAATTAATGGCTAAAATTAAAGTATCAGAATTATTTTATTCTGTTCAAGGCGAAGGACGCTTCATGGGCGTCCCTTCTATTTTCTTACGTACATTTGGTTGTAACTTTACCTGTCAAGGTTTTGGTATGCCTCGTGGAGAGTTAAGTAAAGAAGCAGACAAAATAGCAGAACGTGCTATTGAATTTACAGAGTATAAGGGATTGCCGCTGGTGTCAACTGGTTGTGATAGTTATGCTAGTTGGCATCCCGCTTTTAAAGATCTAAGTCCAATGATTGAGATCGAAGGATTAGCAGATTCTATTTTAGACCTGCTTCCGCACAAGCAATGGCGTGATGAACATCTTGTTATTACAGGCGGTGAGCCATTACTAGGTTGGCAAAAGAGTTATCCAGAGTTGTTAGAAACTGGCCTTATGAAAGGTTGTAAGGATATTACATTCGAAACAAACGGCACAATGCGTTTGACAGAAAAGTTTAAAGAATATCTATCAATACGTAGCGGACAAACGGAATTTACATTCTCCGTTAGTGCTAAACTTCCAGCAAGTGGCGAGCCATGGAAAGATGCTATCAAGCCATCTGTAGTTTGTGATTATGAAAACTACGGTACAGTATATTTAAAATTTGTAGTAGCAACAGAAGAGGATGTTAAAGATGCAGAAAAAGCAGTTGAACAATATAGAAAAGCGGGCTTTACAGGTCACATATATCTTATGCCTGTCGGTGGTGTTGAGTCTGTTTATAGTCTCAATGCTAAATCCGTTGCCATTGCCGCACTGAATCGAGGATGGCGTTATAGCGATCGCCTACAAGTACCGTTATTTAAAAATGAGTGGGGTACATAATGAACCAATTTATTAAACGTATTTTTGGCATTGACAAAATTGAGTTAGAAAAAGCCAAAGCAGAAGAAGCAGTTCGAGTTGCTGAAGAAATTAAGCAACAGGCAATTGCCAAAGCCGCAGAAGCAAGGATTGCCGCAGAACAAGCACTTCTAAGTCCAAAAGAAAAGGCTACTGCTAACAAAGAACCATATGTTGCAGTATTAAATACTCATGTTAACAGTGACAATATTCGGAACGGGTTTTTTGAACTTGACTGGAATGAGTACTTTGTGTTACAATTAAAGAACGCAGGCTACAAAGGTAAGACAGATGAAGAAATTGTGGACCAATGGTTCAGCGAACTCTGTCGAAACGTTGGAGCAGACGAGGGTGTTAATATGGACAGACGAGGTTCTGGCTATATTGATGTAACAAGTTTAGGTAACGGAAGAGCCGAGGTCAGTTAATGACATACATTTTAGTAGACACAGCAAACACATTTTTTAGGGCACGACACGTTATTAGAGGCGATACCAGCGATAAGGTTGGTATGAGTCTGCACACTATTTTAAGTAGTGTTCGTAAAGCATGGAAAGACTTTAACGGTACTCATGTGGTATTCTGTTTAGAAGGTCGCTCGTGGCGTAAGGACTATTATGCTCCTTATAAACGTCAACGTTCAGATGCTCGTGCGGCACAAAGCCCACGTGAACAAGAAGAAGATCGTATCTTTTGGGAAACATTTGATCAGTTCAAAGACTTTATTACCAACAAGACTAACTGTACCGTTCTACAACATCCACAATTAGAAGCAGACGATTTAATCGCAGGCTTTATCCAGAATCATCCTAACGACAATCACGTTATTATTTCGACAGATGGCGACTTTGCACAATTAATTGCACCTAATGTCAAACAGTACAATGGTGTAATGCAGATTACAACTACACATGAGGGATACTTTGATGAAAAGGGTAAGCCTGTTAAAGATAAGAAGACTGGCGAAGCAAAAGGCGCACCGGACCCCGCATGGTTACTCTTTGAGAAGTGTATGCGTGGCGATACCTCCGACAACATCTTTAGTGCTTATCCGGGAGTACGTGAGAAAGGGACAAAGAATAAAATTGGTCTCCGTGAAGCATTTGCCGACCGAGACAGCCGCGGATATTCTTGGAACAACATGATGCTTCAACGTTGGACCGATCACGAAGGTGTCGAACATCGTGTGTTGGATGATTATAATCGTAATGTACAACTTTGCGATTTAACAGCACAGCCAGATGACATTAAAAAACTTATTAATGAAACAATTCAATCGGCCCAAGATGCAGAAAAGAATCTAGGCCAAGTTGGTATCCGTTTGTTAAAATTCTGTGGAGAATATGACTTGCAAAAAGTAAGTGAGCAAGTACAAAGTTATGCAGAACCATTAAGTGCGAGGTATGTAAATGAAACTAATTAATGCTAAACCTATTATTGACGGAAAATGTTGGATCCTTGAACAGGACGGACAGAAGATCGGCACCCTACGCAAAGAGAAGAAAATCTATAGCGTAGATAAGCAAGGTGTTAAAATGGAAGTAGGCACACTTGACGAAGTTGTTGCTAAATTAGGTGTTCAATTTGAACCGTTTACCAAAACAAAAACAGCACCTGCTTCTACTCAATTTTCAGTATACGATTATCCCTGTAGTTCAAAGCCTTACGGTCCTTTGTACAATGTAGTTAAAAAACTACCTATCTATGCAAAGAGTACCAAGAGTAAAAGTCAGTATTGTGCAGGATACTATGTAATTCAATTCCGTAAAGGCTGGGTAAAATCATTCTGTCCTAAACTTATTACACTAGAACGTTATCCATTTAAAGGTCCGTTTAAAACAGAACTTGAAATGAGAACAATTCTAAATACAGTAGGAAAAACAGATGCAACCTCTTAACACACTTCCTATTGAAAACTTTATCAATAAGGCAAGAATTGCGGTTAGATCAAATCAAAAGAATGTGACTTTGTCAATTGACGAAGCCAGTCAATTGATGGACAGTATTACTACAGTAATGACACGCTTGCTAGGTAAACTAGACGAAGCCGCACAAAAAGCACCTTCAGAGGAAGTTATTACTCTCAATATGGACGGGGGCGGTTTACGGTAATTTGCGATAAATAAGTACGCACTTTTGGAGAGTACTTATTATGAGCAGGCCTAAGCCGACCGTTTTATTAGAAATAACAAACAAAACTACTTATAAAACAGAACAAGTTTTAGAGGCTGATGCCATTTGGGCTGTCTTTTATAAAGACAAACCCGTTAATTTAAAAACCAGCACTATTTTGGCCGCCGAAATTGGCCCTAAATATAAGAAGGTAAGTTTTTCAAACAGTGGACATGCGTTTAATCTAGCCGAAAAACTCAACAAATCCTTTAATTGCCAGGACTTTTCTGTATATAAACTAACTACAGGTGAGAAAGTCCAAGATGAATCAGAAGAGTGAACTAACCAAATACGTTATTAAGTGTTTAGGTTATCCTGACGACTCCAAAACTTATAAAAGACTGTACGCTACATTTTGGGTTAACCAAAGAAATAAGGCTGTTGGTGGGCTACGACTAACAGATACAGGGTTTGAAGTATTTGAAAAACACCTCAAATCCTATAAAATAGACCTAGAAGACAAGAATCCCAAGTTCGATAACAACCAAATACTTTGGTTAGACAAGTACATAGATTGCCCATTCTATGTCAATAGAAAGTCCGTTTATGTGTTCAGCGAGCGTATGGCTATACAATTGGTCCTTTTTTCAGGTAATTTGGGCAAATTCGGTTACGCAAAAGACAAAAGTAGCAAAAAAGCCACAGACAAGAACCCGGTTTTGTAGTATACTATTAATACTGTGAAAGACACAGTAACACACTACTTTTTAAGGATTCAAAATGGCAGAAAAAATCAGTACCAATCGCACCGTTTCTCCCAACGAAGCAAAAGCCGCGGTTCGTAAGGCAATCAAAATTCAGCGACCAATCTTCCTTTGGGGTGCCCCAGGTATTGGTAAGTCTGACATCGTTAAGCAGATTGGCGATGAGCAAGGACGTGACGTTATTGACGTTCGTTTGAGTCTGTGGGAACCCACTGACATTAAAGGTATTCCATATTACAATAGTGTAGAAAACACTATGACTTGGGCACCTCCTGCAGAACTGCCTACAGATCCAGAGTCTACTGCTATCCTGTTCTTGGATGAGTTGAACTCTGCGGCTCCTGCTACACAGGCGGCGGCTTTCCAATTGGTGCTTAACCGTCGTGTTGGTACATACAAATTGCCAAAAGGTGTTAGTATTGTTGCCGCAGGTAACCGTGAAACAGATAAAGGCGTTACTTATCGTATGCCTAGCCCATTGGCTAACCGTTTCGTCCACTTGGAGTTGCGTACAGACTTTGAAGATTGGCACCAGTGGGCTGTTAACAACCGCATCCATGAGCAGGTTGTAGGTTACATTGGTTTTGCTAAAGGCGACCTGTACGACTTTGATCCAAAGAGCGCCAGCAAGTCTTTTGCTACTCCCCGTTCTTGGTCTTTTGTAAGTGACTTGTTGGGCGATGACGACTTGCCAGAGAACACACTGACAGATTTGGTGTCAGGTGCTATCGGTGAAGGTCTTGCTATTAAGTTTATGGCACACCGCAAGGTAGCAAAACAGATGCCTAAACCAGAAGACATTCTGTCAGGCAAGGTTGAAAAAGTTAACATCAAAGAAATCTCTGCGATGTACTCTTTGGCAATTAGCCTGTGCTACGAACTTCAAACCGCAGACCAAAAGAAAGTCAAAGGTTGGGACGGTATGGCAGACAACTTCTTCAAGTTTATGATGGATAATTTCCCAACTGAATTGGTTGTTATGGGTGC